TCATTTTTTCCAGAGGCGGTCGAACTCCGCCTTCGCAAAATAAGCGGAAGCCTGGCGAAGGATATCGTTACTGCGGCGCAGTTCACGATTTTCACGTTCCAGCTCTTTCAGACGCTGACGTTCAGCGGTGGTGAGTCCACCATCACCACTCCCGGTATCCCGCTCATGCTGACGAACCCACACACGCAGAGTCTCTGGTGTACAGCCAATCTTTGGGGCAATGGAACAAATTGCCGCCCATTGTGAGTCATATTCGCCCTGACTTTCCAGAACCATACGAACTGCCCGTTGACGGACCTCGGGGGAAAAACGTGTATTTTTAGTCATCCTGTTTACCTCTTTCTCAGGGAGTTTAGTCTCCAGGATTTCCGGGGCGGTTCAGCCACCGATGCTTTCCTGGCTGAAGTGCGGGCGCAGGGCGTGGATGCTGCTATAGAAGCTGCAAAAAATCTGGTGGCCCAAGAATATGAGTATAAGGATTTCAAAGCGGCGCAGAGTGATTGCTGTATGCACCCTGGTTCAGACCTGGTAGGGAAGGTTGAAATGACTGAGTGGTTAGTTGACTTTGCTGCCCAGCTTCGCAAAGGAGGCAACCAGTGAGCGAAATTAATTACCAGGCACTGCGTGAGGCGGCGGAACGTGCAATTCCAGCAATGGAACGCCTGTTAATGTTGCCAGCTGATGATGATTTGTTAAGTGAACAGGAACTTAAAGATTACGGTGTGGATATTGATGCGCTCAACGCCTTCAAATTTCTGGCCGGACCAGAAACCGTGCTGGCACTACTGGATGAACGGGAAAGGAACCAGCAATACATCAAATCCCGCGACCAGGAGAACGAGGATATTGCGCTAACGGTAGGGAAGTTGCGCGTTGAGCTTGAGGCAGAAAAACAGCGGGCAAAGGATCTGTTTATGGAAAATGCTCGGCTTAAGTCAGGTATAGCCGGTCTGATACACCTCGGTATTCGATATGCAGATGTTGATGTCATGAAAATTGCTGGAGATGCCCAGCTTTCTACCCCATGCACTGACAGCATCATAAACAGCATTGCAACAGGCATTCGCATCAACGGAGGTGAGTAGTGCGTGTGGCATGTATTGGCTTGTTACCGTACCCGACTCGTTTTTGGGCTTCTGCGCTAATTGCAAAGCCACAGGTCCTGATGGCTGACAACATCACCCCAGCACCAAAGCGCCGCCATACCGGTATTGCAGCGGCACGACGAGCAGCAAAGAGACGCAGGAGAGCAAAGCGATGAAAAACCGTAAGGCAAAACGACTTTTTTTACAGCGACCTGTGCGTGTGGTGGAGCTGGTTATTAGCAACCATAAGATAGCGGTACTCCATCCATTTGGTCAGGTGGCTTTTGCCGCAAAGCGTAAGCCTACTGCGTCACAGAACAGGCGGAAGAAAGGGTACGCAGTAAGATGAAAAACCGTAAAGCAAAGATTCTGTTAGTTCGTAGAAACGCTCCTGGCGTCTGGCAGTGGGTGAGACTCAGCAACCGACGGATGGGGTTGATGAAATATTACGGGATGATGGATTGTGGTTTTTGCAAAAAGCCCAGCGCGGCGCAAAACCGCTGGAAAAACCATTTGCGCACTAAAGGAGAGTGATATGGCGTTAACACACCGCGAACTCTGTCAGATTGCGTACAAGTTCCTTAAGCGCAACGGGTTCAAGGTTTGTTTTCATGACCGCTTTATAGCTGTAACCAGTACCGGAGAACAGCCAGATGCTATGGGGTTCAGAAATTCAGCATCATGCCTGATAGAGGCGAAGTGTTCTCGTGCTGACTTGTTGGCAGATAGAAAAAAGCGTTTCCGTAAAAATCCCTCACTTGGCATGGGCGACTGGCGATTCTTTATTAGTGAGCCGGGAATTATTTCAGTTGAGGATTTACCACCTGGCTGGGGATTACTTCACGTTGTTAACGGAAGAGTACGGAAAGTACATGGGTGGCCCAAGGGTAATTGCTGTTGGGGTAATCCTGACGATAAGCCATTTACTGGAAATAAGCAGGTTGAATGCGATTACATGTTGTCTGCATTAAGGCGCATGGAGTTGAGAGGGCACCTTAATGAAATATATGACGGTGTAATTGTTAATAAGAAAGAAGGAAACGCGGCATGACCACTATTACCAGAGAGCAGTTAATAGCTCACGCAGAGGAGACTATTGAAGCACAGAGACTGTGTATACCGGGCACAATCGACCATGACATCATCCGCACATATAAGATGGATATTGCTGTTCTGGAAATCGCACTGGCATCGCTGGCAGCAGAGCCAGCCGGTAAATTGCATGAATACAAACCAGTGGGACATCAGCGTCTGGTCGACGAGTTAACCATGCTGGTAAAGCAGTTAACCTGGCAACTGAGGAAAACGAAGCCGGACTGTAAATTGCCGGGTAAGGCGATGGACTACCTGAAGCGAAACGGACTGATAAGCGCAGAGGATGTTTTACGATGACCTGGCCTGAAGCATTCACCACGGTAGGAATTGTGATGGCGGCAGCACTGGGTTTGTATTCAATTTGTCGCTGGTGGTAACGATGGGAAAAATAACTTTTGTAGTCGAATTTGAGGATGGTAAAGAGCCACCTGTTAGCGCCAATCTTGATGTTGCCGGTGGCAGGCTTGTTTCGGTTCTATTTGGTGACTACCGAGATGATTTCTTCCAACCAGAAGAAGTTGATGTAGTGCGAGAAGCATTAAACGAGCTAAGTGTTGATAACGATGATGCTCATGCGGAAATCATCAAAAAAATGGAACTGCTAACTCACTAAATTATCAATTATGGTTCTATCACCTACGACACAGAGAGAAGTTTTATAATGTCAAAAGTAAATGTTTTGATTTTTTCAGTAATTGTAGGTTTTGGTTTTTCTGCTGGAGTGCATATTTATATTACGTGGGGAAAAATCATCAACTACGTATGGAGTTGTTTTATTAAGTGGGGTAAGTATGTGGAGAGGTAATAGTCATGGAAAAAGCCAGATGATACTTACCGAATATCAGCTCGACCACAAAACCAATAAATCACGTTCAGTATATTTGCTTCGCCACAATAGCCGCGTAAGGAATACCGTACTGGAGCAAAATCTGACCGTTGAAATGGATAATTACGGGGGCTTCAAGCCAACAATATCGCTTGATGATTTTCCTCGTGGTTTAAGCGAAAGAGAAGCAATGCTGAAATTAGCAGAATGGCTACAAAGATTAAGCATTGCTATTGAAGATAACTGGTCTGAACCTTAAATTTATATGATGACACTAAAACATTTTCTTGACCGCCCATTATGGGCGGCAGCCGCAGGCTATGACTTTAATTATATGGATTGCATGTCTTATACTGCCAATGCATACGACCATTCGTTCAGCCTGCTGTTTAATTCTTTAAGAATATTGCCGCAAACAGAAGTTGGAGAGCTTCATTTATGGCTATTGGGCTTTATCGCGGCTGGAGTTGGTATTGCTGTATGGCCTTTTATTTTCTGGCTGGTGGCTGTTGTAGTGTGGTTTAAGTGCAAGACGTACCGGAAAAAGTATTTCTTAGGTGATGGAATGACTGATATTGCCAAAATGAACATTGAAAAATGGACTAAGGAATGTGAAAAGAAATGGCGCAAAAAGAAATGACTACTCTAACGACAGCATACTTACAGCAATTGGTATTTTTTGCAGGCGAGGCTACTTGTCATCCTGACGCAAACTATTTATTGGAATTTGAGAGGTTAGCGTCACCCGGTATCGTTCTGGAACTGGCCCAACAGGTGCTGGCCTTAAGACAAAAAGAGCAACATGAAAGTAATACGTGTAGATTGAATTTTGAGCAGTGGCTGGAACAGCAACGCGGAAAAATCGATGTGGACTGTGGTTGTGTGTCTACTGAAACATTCATGCACTGGCTGCGGGTAGCTTACGAGGCTGGCAACTATCCGGATATTCCGGATAGTTCGGTGCCAGCGCCAGGAAAGGGCGTCACCGGTGAACGTATCCGCATTAAGCCGCATGTTTATCGCGAACTGGTTAACCGTCTCCACGATACAGCGATCAAGTGTGCAGGCACCCGGCAATTACGAGAAAGAATTAGCCGTGTTTTGGGCGACGTTATTACGCCAGATCATCATAAACAAGCCGAGAAAAGTGACCTGGAAAGGTGTCACCTTGAGGCGGCATTAAACATTAAGCCGGGGCATACGCTTGGCATTATCGATGCTCTGTTGGTTCATAAGATGGCCAGGGCTTTATTGCCGCTGGTGGCTGAAAAGCATGAGGCGGACCATGCCAACGAAAGCTGAGTTACAGGCGCGCATAGAGATTCTTGAAAAAGAGAATGCGAGTCTAAAAGGAATGCTGGCACGGGCGGAAAGGGAATTATCAGGCAAATTCTTGCCAGAAGAACTGCCACCAGCAGATATACCAGATCGAGTGTCCCGGTGGATGAAGTCTTTTGGTTTACCGTGGGAGGCTTTTTGGTGCTACGAGCATCGCAGATGGTGTGATGAACTTGATAGCAGTTTCCCCTACTTTGCGGAAGGGAACACCTGCCCTGAGTGTAGGAGGTAGCGCGATGTTTCGTCCTCGTCCAATACCGCCGAAAATAACTAATGGCTATCAGCCGAATACTCCAGAAATACAGGGGAGCGAGGGGCTTAAACCACCACCAGCACCACGTATTCCGCCTGTAGCAAGGAACGTATCATTACGACGAGAGTTAATATTAGCCTTGTCGCCCGTTCTGGCTGCCCGCCAGGATTGGGTAAGTAATGATGACCTGGCAGAAAAAATCACATCGCTGGTGGATAAAATTCTGCAGATTGGCAATGAGATTACGCTGATCCATTGGTGATGAATAGTAGCAAAGCGCACAAAATCATCTGCGGTGGTTGGTGTACATAACGAGTTTGCACCAAAGGTGTCTCTTTAATGTATGCTGTATAAATGAACAGTATTATTGAGGTGAAAACGCTATGGGCTTCCCTTCTCCTGCGGCGGATTATGTTGAAAGCAGAATTTCTCTTGATCAGCAACTAATCAGGCATCCATCAGCGACCTACTTCATGCGGGCGGCAGACAGCCATCACCGTGAGGGAATATTGCAGGGTGCTTTGCTGGTGGTTGATTCCTCGCTTACTCCGGTTGATGGTTCGCTGCTTGTCTGCGCTATGGAGGGTGAATATCGCATAAAGAGATACCGAAAGTATCCGCGCCAGCACCTGGAGGATTTAAGCACCGGGAAGAAAGAGGCGTTACCAGTAGATGACGATGGTTACACGGGTAGTAATGCTGTTTTTGGTGTGATCACTCATGTCATCAATGATGCCCGAAGTGGGGAATTTGATGATTGTCCGGTGATTTAAGCTGCAAAGTGCTGGTGCTTTATGCCTGTGAAGTTTATAATTGTGTACACATAACGAGTACACGAGGTGTTTATGCAATCCATTAACTTCCGTACCGCGCGCGGCAACCTTTCTGAAGTGCTCAACAATGTTGAAGCCGGGGAAGAGGTTGAAATCACCCGCAGAGGCCGTGAGCCAGCAGTAATTGTCAGCAAGGCTACTTTCGAAGCCTACAAAAAAGCGGCGCTGGATGCTGAATTTGCATCCCTGTTTGACACCCTGGACTCCACCAACAAGGAACTGGTTAACCGATAATGAGGCATATATCACCGGAAGAACTTATTGCGCTTCATGATGCGAATATAAGCCGCTACGGCGGCCTGCCTGGCATGTCAGATCCGGGCAGGGCAGAGGCCATTATCGGGAGAGTTCAGGCCAGAGTTGCCTACGAAGAGATCACCGACCTTTTCGAAGTCTCCGCCACCTACCTGGTGGCTACAGCGAGAGGGCATATATTCAATGATGCCAATAAGCGTACCGCGCTAAACAGCGCGCTGCTATTTCTACGCCGTAACGGGGTGCAGGTATTTGATTCACCTGAACTGGCAGACCTTACTGTAGGCGCTGCGACTGGCGAGATATCTGTATCTTCTGTCGCCGACACGTTACGTAGATTGTATGGTTCTGCGGAGTAGATTAATGGCACGCAAATACAACAAATTGTCCCGTGAAGCGTTAAAGATGCTTCTTGATGGCGTGAGTCGCCGCGAGGTAAAGCAATACCTGGTTGGTAAGCAAATTGGAGCCAGGACTGCTATTGCTGTGTTATGCCGTCAGGAAATGGTTGTGCTTAAACAGAGAATGCCGGGCAGCAGATAAAGCCCAATCAGTGATGAAAGGTGTGATGTGAAAGCCGTAATTACTCCCTTTGTACAAAAAGAGCTTGGCGTCGCCACATTCAAAGTGGATCAGGAAGTCAGAAAGCTGGTGGAGGCTGGCCGTAAATTTATTATGGAGCCGGTGCCGCGTGAGTTAATCGAGCACATGGACGACGGCCTCGTTGTTTCCGAGCAAACTATGGCAACAAATGAGGCGTTGCAGCCGTTTTTTAACAGCGATGAACTGTTTCGCCGTATTGGTGGAATTGACTCGCTGGTGGCGTGGTTGCGCAGGAAAGAGGGGCAATGCCAGGCCGCAGATCGTAGCTGGTGTGACAACCATATTGTCTACGCTGAACGAGACAATAGCGCGGTGTTGTTGTGCTGGCATCACGATAACCATTACCGGATGCGTGGTTTTAATGAGCTGAAAGAAACGCTGCATAATAATCGCGTTAACTGGATACTGGATGTCGCCCGTCAGGAAATGGGGCTTTCAGATGGCCATGATTTAAGTATTCAGGAACTGTGCTGGTGGGCTTTCATGCGCAACATGATGCACCTGATGCCGGAAGAAGTTTGCCGTATATCAATAAATAAGATGAAAGCCGCAACGCAGGATAGCGGACCTCTGAAAGAGGCGGATATTCGCCCGTATGACGATCGCGCTACAGCATATGTTCAGATGATGGAAGAACGCGCCGCGCCGATGCGTGCAAAAGTATGCCCTGTGGATGTTGACTCCGACCCTGGCATGGCGCATTTCAAAATACCAAAACTGCAATCGCTAAAATTACCTGAGTACATGGACTTTGTTGCTTCCCGTCCATGCTGTGGGTGTGGAGCGGCGGGAGCTGGCGCTCACATTACGCCTTATATCGTTCGTCATAGTCGATTATGCGCGCATGACATTTACGCAATTCCTCTGTGCCAGTCATGCCAGCGTGATATTGAGCGTGACCGCGATAATTGGGAGAAGACGCACGGCAGGCTGGCGATGCATCAACGATTGTTCTTTGATTACGCGCTTGGAGTCGGCGCTATCACAAGTCACTCGTCGAGCGTTAGATAAAATTGCTCTAATGTATTGCTATTTCTTTAATCGAGGGTATTATATTCGTCGTTGATTAGTTGACATGGGCTAATCAGTAGGTGACAGGATGTTACTTAACTGGCAGGGACGCCACTTCATGGAAATAAATCACTCACGAATTACATCGTATGAGATTGCGGATTACATGATCCGCACTAAATCTCTTCTATCAGCGAAAGAACTCGCAGCAATCCTTGAAAAGGAATACCCGCATCTGGATGTCGATAAGCGCGATGTTTATCTGCGCTTAAAGGCTATCGCTGTGTCTAAGTATTCGTCTGTTTTGATTGATGACAGTACACGCCCACGTAGATTTCAGATCCACTCTCTGAATCCTGAATTCTTTCGCCGTAGCCGCGCTCCGCGCCGGTTTGATGAAAAACTCCAGAACGAACTCTATATGACGCAGGACGAAAAGGAACGCCGGGAGCACCAGCCTTGGGTAATGGCGCGTCAACTTTTCAATAAGGTGGCCCGTCAGCACCGTCATTACGGTAATGCCACATCCGCACGTATCTGATTGATTGCTTGCCCGTTCCGGGCCTTTTGACATGTGACTTTCGTTACCCTCGCGTCAAAAAGAGTTTTTACGAAGGGAAGCATAAGTGACCTGGGACGATCACAAGAAGAATTTTGCTCGCCTGGCGCGAGATGGTGGTTACACCATCGCACAGTATGCCGCCGAGTTTAATCTTAACCCTAATACTGCACGTCGTTATCTCCGTGCCTTCAAAGAAGACACCAGGACAGCGGACAGCCGCAAGCCAAATAAGCCAGTCAGGAAGCCACTAAAAAGCATGATCATTGATCACTCTAATGATCAACATGCAGGTGATCACATTGCGGCTGAAATAGCGGAAAAACAAAGGGTTAATGCCGTTGTCAGTGCCGCAGTCGAGAATGCGAAGCGCCAAAATAAGCGCATAAATGATCGTTCTGATGATCATGACGTGATCACCCGCGCCCACCGGACCTTACGTGATCGCCTGGAACGCGACACCCTGGATGATGATGGTGAACGCTTTGAATTCGAAGCTGGCGATTACCTGATAGATAACGTTGAAGCGCGGAAGGCCGCGCGCGCTATGTTGCGTCGGTCCGGGGCCGATGTTCTGGAAACCACTATTCTGGAAAAGTCTCTTTCTCATCTCCTTATGCTGGAGAACGCCAGGGATACGTGTATTCGTCTGGTGCAGGAAATGCGCGATCAGCAAAAAGACGATGATGAAGGGACTCCGCCTGAATATCGTATCGCGAGCATGCTAAACAGCTGTTCCGCGCAGATAAGCAGCCTGATCAACACCATTTACAGCATCCGGAATAACTATCGAAAAGAAAGCCGGGAGGCGGAAAAGCACGCTTTATCTATGGGGCAAGCTGGCATTGTTAAGCTGGCATACGAACGAAAGCGTGAAAATAACTGGTCAGTGCTGGAAGCAGCTGAATTCATCGAGGCGCATGGCGGAAAAGTGCCGCCCCTGATGCTGGAGCAAATCAAAGCCGATCTGCGTGCTCCTAAGACCAATACCGATGATGAGGAAAGGCAAACAGCCGTCGGTGGCCCTTCTCTTGAAGATCTGGACAAAGTTGCGCGAGAACGGGCCGCCAACCGCCGCGCCGATGCCGCATTGTGGATTGAGCAGCGTAGGGAAGAAATCGCCGATATCGTTGATACAGGCGGTTATGGAGATGTTGATACTGAAGGTGTATCAAACGACCCATGGCTGGAACAAGACCTGGACGAAGACGAGGAGGAAGACGAAGAAGTTACCCGCAAGCTATACGGGGATGATGATTAATGGCCAGAAGTTGCGTAACGGATCCACGTTGGCGCGAGCTGGGGGCGCTATATCGTTATGACTGGATTGCTGCCGCTGATGTTTTGTTCGGCAAAACACCTACCTGGCAGCAGGATCTGATTATTGAGTCTGTGCAGGAACAGGGTAGCAAGACATCTGTTTCGTCTGGTCACGGTACCGGGAAATCAGACATGACTTCTATCATGATCATGTTGTTCATAATCATGTATCCCGGTGCCCGCGCCATTATCGTTGCGAACAAAATTCAGCAGGTAATGACCGGTATATTCAAGTACATCAAGATAAACTGGGCTACTGCCACCAGCCGTTTTCCATGGCTTGCTGATTATTTTGTTCTGACAGAAACCGCTTTCTATGAGGTTACTGGTAAAGGTGTATGGACTGTAGTACCGAAGGGCTTTCGTCTGGGAAGTGAAGAAGCTCTCGCCGGTGAACACGCAGATCATCTTCTGTATATTATCGATGAAGCCTCCGGTTTCAGTGATAGAGCTTTCGGTATCATCACTGGTGCTCTTACCGGACAGGATAACCGCATCTTATTACTGTCACAGCCTACACGCCCAAGCGGCTATTTCTACGATACTCACCATAAACTGGCCAAGCGTCCTGGTAACCCTGATGGCGTTTATACGGCGATCACGCTTAACAGTGAGGAATCACCGCTGGTAACGCCAGCATTTATCAAAATGAAGCTGGCGGAGTACGGCGGGCGTGATAACCCTATGTACATGATTAAGGTACGCGGACTATTCCCTAAATCACAGGATGGCTTCCTTCTTGGACGTGATGAGGTTGAACGTGCGACGCGGCGGAAAGTCAAGATTGCCAAAGGATGGGGCTGGCTTGCATGTGTGGACGTTGCTGGTGGTACGGGACGGGATAAGTCCGTTATCAATATCATGATGGTGTCCGGCCAGAGAAATAAACGCCGTGTAATCAACTATCGAATGCTGGAATACACAGACGTTACAGAAACGCAGCTTGCCGCCAAAATTTTCGCAGAATGTAATCCTGAGCGATTCCCAAATATCACCATAGCGATAGACGGCGATGGGCTGGGTAAAGCAACGGCGGATCTGATGTACGAGTATTATGGTATTACCGTACAGCGTATACGCTGGGGTAAAAAGATGCATAGCCGTGAAGATAAGAGCCTGTACTTTGATAAGCGTGCTTATGCCAACGTTCAAGCCGCAGAGGCCGTAAAATCTGGTCGTATGAGACTGGATAAGGGTAATGAAACTATTGAGGAAGCGTCGAAAATCCCTGTAGGGATTAACTCCGCAGGTCAATGGAAGGTGATGAGTAAGGAGGATATGAAGAAAAAACTCAACCTGCACTCACCAGACCATTGGGATACATATTGTTTCGCTATGCTGGCGGATTATGTTCCCCAGGATGAAGTGCTTAGCGTCGAAGACGAAGCGCAGGTTGATGAAGCTCTGGCATGGCTTAATGAATGTTTGCTCTAATAAATTGTGTTTTTTAATTACCGATGTTACATTGAACCTGACCTCTTGCGCCTTGAGGCATTTTCGGTTTATGCTTATCAGGCACCTCATTAAAACGGGTGCCGGGATTGGCCTCCCGCTTAAGTCTAAGGCGATACAGACGCCGCTCGCGTCTTTTTTTGTATCGGCGTACACGCACACCTCTACAATGGTGGGCTGTATGGGGCTACCTTCGGGTAGGCTGGTTACCTTGGACGCCAGTAAGGCCAACTCCGTACAGTCCACCGCCAGCAAGATTGGTCTCTTCTGCGGTGGTTACATACCAACGTCTAAGGAGGCTGCCAATATGGCTACTATCCCTACCCCAACTCATCCTGAATTTATCTGGCGCTTTTACTCCTGCCAAAAACGTCACTATCACTTCGTTATTGCACCGACAGAAGATGAGGCCCGCTCTCAGCTTCCTGACGCCCCATGTATTTTCTCTGCTCGCTTTTCTACCGATTTGCGCAATTCTCTCAGTTACTGGAGCCTCCCTGTTAACGCTTCTGCTCAGGAGGGGTTATGAGAACGTCATTAGTCACCCGTGAAGAGATGATCGAGGCAATTGAACAGCACACTGCCTGTATCAGTACCAGGGATATACCGGGCGTTATTGCCAACTACTTCATGATCACCAAACAACTTTACCGGAGAAAGGACAAGAACGCGGTTCACCGTATCCTGTTGTCTGATATCCGCGAATACCTGCTCGAACAGGGTCATCTGAATTACGCAACCGTCGCAGCCGAAGCACGCAAGGAGGCACACAGAATGAAAGCAACTAACGTTAAATCAGAAAAAATTCATGCACCTTCAGTTCAGGAATCGGAG